TACATCTTTAAATGTCGCAGGAGGTGGCTTTTTGGGTTCTAAGATACCAGGTGCAGTTCCATCTGGTTCACTTGGTATATTTGCAGGTAAGAGTGCTAAGACTTTTCCTGTTGTTTCACAAGCACAAAATCAAAGCAAAAAGGTTTTGCAGGATCAGAATCGCCTTATTGGTGAATATCAATATGTGTCAAATGAATTAACAAAAGGTCGTATGCAGCTTGGAGATGATGTAACAGATCAATTAAGAAAACGTAAAAATCAACTTATGGATCAGATGGAAAGTAATACATCACAGATTGGCAAGTTAGATGATGAAGCTATGGATACTTTAGAAAAGCGATTTAATAGTACAAGTGAAAAAAGTTTTTTTATGGAAACCGATAGAGAGTTCGGTAAAGGTTTGTTTAAGTTACCTGACAATAAATTTAGGTTTGAAATTGACGATAGACCTGCAAACATAAAATTAAATATTGGTGATGATGCTGATGCTTTGTTTAGTGAGATAACAGGTGATGCTTTAGAACGTGTTTTGCCAAGAACAGACATAGGTATTACAAAACAACTTAGTGAATTTTTAGATCACGATGAATTGTTTGCTGCATATCCACAACTTAGCAAATATCCTGTTAAGATAAAATTTGATACTAATGATGCTGCTAGAGGTTCTTTTAGGCCAAGAGATAAACAGATTACTATTAACTTAGCTGATATGCGACCTTTAATGTCTGGAAAATCTACAACTGGCAGGACTTTAAAAAAAGATATCAAATCAACATTAATGCACGAAGTTCAACACGCAATACAAGAAATAGAAGGTTTTGCTAGGGGTTCAAATCCAAATATTGCAAATGCTGATGCTGCTGTTTCTCAAGCTGTTCGACAAAGACAAGATATTTTATTAACAAATCAAACAGGTCACAACACTTACAATGCAGCTAGAGCAGATTTAGTCAGATTAGGTGCTGCTGAAAGAATTAAATATTATGAGCAAAAATCATTGTTAGATAGTCACCAACCACGTTTACTTTTTAATCAAGGTAATTGGTACAAATATGGCGATGATATAAGGCGTGAAGTTACGAAAGAACTAGGTTTTGCATATAACAAGAGAAAGAGTGCTAACAGAGAAGAATGGATTTCAAGAGCCTTTACTAAACTTGCAGAAAAAGAAAGAGAAGCAATGCCAATGTCAGCACGATTAGCTGATACTCTTTCGTTAAAAGAAATAAAAAGTCAATATGGGAAAGCATCAAGGATAACTGATAAAAACTATAATTCTTTTGCAGACTACCGAAATGCGAGATTTAGTTTGGAGCAAATACAAGATAGCAACAGATATGCAAAAGGCAACGCATTTAGGGATTATAATATTTATAGAGATAGTTTAGGTGAAGTTGAAGCAAGGGCTATTCAAGCTAGGGTAGAACCTGCAAACACCAATCCTTATAATAGATCGTTTTTTCCACCTGACCAGTTCCAAGAAGGTAGCATGGCTGCTGCACCACCTTTTGGTTTACGAAATACATTAAGACAAGAAGGTGGGTTTTTTAAAGAATAATGTCAAAGAAAGTCATAAAGCTAGAATACGATCCACAACCTAAACAGGCATTGTTGCACAAGTGTAAAGCCAAGCAGATATTGTTTGGTGGAGCAGCAGGAGGTGGTAAGAGCCATTCTGGTCGTTGGGATGTTATTGGGTTCTGCCTTGAGAATCCTGGCTTAAACGCTTTTATATTTCGTAGGTCTTTGCCAGAGTTGGATAGTAACCATATTCAGCCGTTGAAGAAGGAATTGCCTTTAGCGTTAGGCACATTTAATGAAACGAGAAAGAGGTATGAATTTTACAATGGCAGTTCTATTCAGTTTCAGTATTTGGAACGAGATAGTGACTGTGATCGTATTCAAGGAACTGAGATACATATAGCATTAGTTGATGAAGCAGGTCAGATGACGGCTTATCAGCTTGGGTATATTAAGAGTCGAATGAGATTAGGATCATTTGAGCCAAAGCAAGAAGGATTTTTGCCACGATTAGTAATGACAGCTAATCCAGGTGGACAGAGCCATAACTTTTTAAAGGCTTTGTATATTGATCCATCACCTGCTGAGACTTATTTTTACGATCATACGATGCGTGACCCAAATAATCCAAAGGATAAGGGTTGGCTGAGTATGTATATACCTGCCAAGATGACTGACAATAAATACATTGATCCCTCATACGCTAGTTCATTTAGTGGTTTGCCAGAAGAATTAGGCAGGGCTTTGAGAGAGGGTGATTGGGATTTAGTTGTTGGCTCTTTCTTTGGCGATATTTGGAAAAGAGATTTACACGTTATCAAGCCATTTGACATTCCACAGCATTGGACAAGGTTTAGATCGTTTGATTGGGGAAGTGCATCGCCATTTAGCGTTGGTTGGTGGGCAGTAGCCGAAGGGCATGAGACTATACCAGATAACGCTTTGATTAGGTATCGAGAATGGTATGGAGCAGCAGGGCCTAATAGAGGTTTAAGAATGACTGCCGAAGAAGTTGGTAGTGGTATTCGTGCAAGAGAACGTGGCGAAAAAATAAATTTTGGTGTTGGTGATCCAAGCATATGGAAATTTGATGGTGGGCCGTCAATCGGAGAGAGATTAGGTAAATTAGGCGTAAGATTTAGAAGGGCTGATAATTCAAGGGTTGCAGGTTGGGATCAGGTTAGGCAACGGCTTATTGGCGATGATGGTGTTCCCATGATGTATTTCTTTAAGAGCTGTATTGATACCATTAGGACACTACCAGTTTTGACCCACGATAAACATAGAATGGAAGATATTAATACGACTGAGGAAGATCACGCTGCTGATGAAATTCGTTACGCTTGTATGTCAAGACCATTCACAAGAAAAGCACCAGAGATAGACGAGGATATTTGGCGAAAGCCAACCATTGATGAAATGATGAGTGGTTTGGATAATGCAAGCCGACCAAGTTCGTGGAGATTATAATTGGATTATAAATTTGATAAAGAGCCAACTAAAAAGGCTGATAGGGCTGCTTATTGGAATAATGAGATTCTAAAGGCTCGTAAATTTGAGGAGAACTGGCGAGAACGTGCTAGTGGTATAGTTCAAAGATACAGAGATGATAACGTCAATCGGTTTGAACGTGAAACCAGAATGAACATCTTTCATTCCAATGTTGATACGTTAAAGTCGGCTTTATATTTTAAAACACCAAAGCCACGTTGCACCAGGCGATTTAAGACTGATGATCCTATAGGTAAAACCATTGCTATGGTTATGGAACGAGGTCTGCAATATCAATTAGATATGTATGATTTTGATGGAACGATAAAACGAGCCATTGAAGATATGTTAATTGTTGGTCGAGGTGCAGTTAGGTTAAGATATGATCCTGTGCTTGTTACAGGTGATCCACAGCGTATTCCTGTGCAAGTTGAGCCTATTACTGGCATTGGTGAGATTGCACCTGGTCAAATGGGTGAGGTGCAGGTTGCCCAAAGATTACTTGATCCAGAAGGTAATGAAGTTCAGCAAGACGATGTTAAGCAAGACGTTAGAGGTATGTTTATTGAAGGTGATCCAGTAGAAGAAATTGGTGAGCAATCAATTAGATGCGAGTACGTTCATTGGCAGGACTTAACCATTTCCCCTTCAAGGTGTTGGGAAGATGTTAAATGGATTGCCTTTAGGCATTTACTATCAAGAGAAGATTTAATTGATTACTATGGCACTAAGGGCGAGCAGATACCTTTAACATATAGATCAAGTCAATTATCTGATTATCAAGATAACCCAGAGCCAGATATGGCTGAAGTTTATGAGATTTGGAATAAAAGATCGGGGGTACAGCTTTTTGTAGCAACTGGTTTTAATGAAGTGCTAGAAGAATTTGATGATCCTTATAATTTAGATGGTTTTTGGCCTATGCCAGAGCCTATTTATGCAATTTCGACAACTGACACAACTTTACCTGTGCCAGAGATATTTATTTACGAAGATCAGTTATTTGAATTAGATTTAATTACGCAAAGAATAGCAGCCTTAACAGAAGCCTTAAAAAGACGAGGTGT